ACGGCCGCTCCGCGGAAGCCTTGGTCGAATATAGGGTTTTCGCGATCTGCTCGCTGGCCCTGGCGATCACCGCGTTCGCGGCTCAAGGATCGGCTGGGCGGAGCGATAATTTCGCTCGACATCGGGCCGGATCTATGATCTCGAAGAAACGATCCGTGCGGCGCATCGCTGTACGAGAGAGCGCGATGCTCGCGCGGAACCGTTTCTCTTCGCTCCTGACTCGCCGCTGGAGGAGGCAGTCACGAGCGAACCCGTCTCTGTCGGGGGGTTTCCCTGGTTAGCTGGGAAAATACAGGGAATCTGTTTCAATTTGGCCTGTGCTCGCGCCACGAAATCGCCGATGCGTTAGCAAATTCAATGGCTCAACGGGCAAATTCCCGACGCAGCCGAACAGGGAATTCCACGATTTTAACAGGGCGTTGAATTTGGCTAACAGGCAATTTTCTCGCCCGATCAGGTAACCTGCGCCGGACACCGCCAATCCGGGGCCTTTGATGCTACCGATGTTGCCGGAGACCTAACAGGTAACGCCAGCCTCAAGATTAAAGCCTCAATCGCAACACACGCGGAATACGTTATCGAAAACGGCGTCGTGATCGAATACCCTGCCTAGTTCTTGGGGACAACCGCAGCGGCGGCGACCGGAAAGAGCGACCAATGGAGCCCGGACGATTAAGGGCAGCCCTGATCGCGGGGAAGATCCGCGTCACCGATCAGGTGCTTGCAAACCTGGATGCTGAGCTCGCTAGGATCAAGCGAGGCTATCACATAGAGAAATTGATCAGCGAGAAGGTCAAGACCGACAGCGAGCTCGAAAAAGATCTTTCCCGCCTGCGTGCGGCGTGCCGTACCATTGTCGAAATCCTCGATTCCGATATGAGCGGGGCCGGCCAAATCGAGGTAATGTTATCTGACCTCGGGAGCGGCAGTCAGGCACCCCGCCTGGTCGAAGAGCTGCGCTGGTTATCCTCGCGCCTTGAACTGATGTTAACAATGGCCAGGCAGGACGGCGCGATCAAAAAGCGCCAGCAAAATCCAGAGACATGGTTCTTGGTGGAGGTGTATGGTCTTTTCAGCCGTCTGACAGGAAGTCCTAAACCTGGGATAGCCGGCCGCTTGCACCGGTTTACCAAAAACTGTGCCGAGCTAATTGATCCACGCATTATCGTTCCGGACAGCGAGAACTCGTTTCAAAAACGCCTGACTGCAGCTCTCGTTAGAACGGTTTCCGACCAAGTAGATCCGACAAGGTAAGGATTTGCAGCTGCCACGGATCGGCGATGGTGGTGACGCCACCTATCGTGGGGGCCAGCACAATATTCGGTGGATATACGCAAACGCGTGGCTGCACCAATAAGCTCGGGGACATTTGCGTGGGTGGCGGCGGGCCGATTTGGGGTAAGCGTGAATACCGCGATTCACTGGGCGCAGCGGCTGCCGGCCGAGGGTCACGCTCGAGCCCACGCGGTAGGAGACGATCTCCGTTCGCGCTTGGTCGAGCATCGGACGGCGTTATTGGAGCTGGTAGGCAAACAAGCTGACATGACCTTGCAGGAAATCCGCGGAGTTTTGACGGCCGGGCATGGGACAGCGTCGGACGGACGACTTGTGGCGGTTTCTCAAGGCACAGAAGATCACGCTCAAAAAAGAGCTTACACACCGCCGAATGGGATCGCGCCGATGTAGTCGCGGTGCGCGGCGCCTTCATCCGCCGGCGCTCGATCCCGACCACCTGGCCCGCATCGGCGAGACGTGGGCCACACCAATATGGCGCGCTGCTATGGCCGGACCGCCCGCGGCTTGCGGCTACTGGCGCCAGTGCCGCACAGGCATTGGAAGGTAACCACCCTGGCCGCAGCGGGAAGACCGCGCCATGTGTCTCCGACGGCGCCATCAACGGCGAACGCTTTCGCGCTTATGCGAGCAGATGCTGGCACCAACCCTGCGGCACGATGATATAGTCCTGTTCGACAATTTGAGCAGCCACAGGCGGCCGGCGTTGCCGAAGCGATCATTTCCCAAGCTGCGCAGCTCATTTACCCGCCACCCTATAGCCCCAATCTCAATCTGACCGAGCGCGCTTTCGCCACGTTCAAAAGAGGATTACGCTGAACGCACTCGTGACCCACGATGGCAGACGGTTGGCGGGATCCTTGAACGCCACCAACCCCAAAAATGCCGGAACTTATTCAAAAACACCGGTTATCCAATCTGATTGGAAACCGCTCTAGAAAGAACAGGAAAAATTCGGACCGTTTCGAAGCATGATTTTCCGGGAAATTAACCACTGCGACTAATTTTTGTTTTTCCCGCCCAATTTTACTGTCGGAAACTCTTGTCTTCTTGATTTCAAATTGCCTCGCGCAATCTGTGTCTTGTTCCAGTGATCGGCCGCACTTCATCCCAGGTCCGCCAAGCGATGATTTCGGCCCCCGTCATACTTTAAAGCAACGTACCATCGATGGTGTTGGGCGATATAACGGAGCACTTTCAATGAAGAACAGAATCGAGCAAGCAAGGTTTGTTGCTCAAGCAAATCGAACGATGCCAAATTTGAATCTGACGGTAGTTTATCGTCGGATTGAAACGCTGAAACCAGATCCGACCAATCCGCGGGTCCACAGCAAAACACAAATCCGACATCTCAAGAACAACATTGGAAAATTTGGCTTCATCGTGCCACTCCTGGTCAACGCCGAACTCAAGGTGATCGCTGGCCATGGCCGACTGCTGGCCGGCGGTGAGCTCGGCATTGCCGAGGTACCCACTATTTGCCTCGATCACTTGACCGCCGCGCAGGCGCGCGCATTTGCAATTGCCGACAACCGGTTGACCGAGATCGCGACCTGGGACGACCGATTATTGGCCGAGCAGCTGAAGGAGCTCTCGCTGCTCGAGCTCGATTTCAGTCTCGAGCTTACCGGTTTTGAAATGGGTGAGATCGATCTGCGGATCGCCTCGCTCAAGGAAGTACCCGACCCGGCTGACGATCCCACCGATGTCGTACCCGAGATTCCCCCAGGCGTGCCAATCAGCAAGGAAGGAGATTTGTGGCGGCTCGGCGAGCATCGAGTGTTGTGTGGCAGTGCCCTCGACCCGGCCGATTTCGTCACTCTGATGGCCGCGGAACGTGCTGCCATGGTTTTCACCGACCCGCCCTACAATGTGCCGATCGATGGGCACGCGAGCGGTCTTGGTGCAATCCATCATCGGCCGTTTCCGATGGCTTCGGGCGAGATGGCCAAGACTGAGTTTACCGCCTTTCTAAGCCAGGCTTGCCACAACCTCGCTGCGTTTAGCGCAGGTGGCTCGCTTCACTTCATCTGCATGGACTGGCGTCATCTCTTGGAGCTGCTCACCGCCGGCCATATGGCTTACTCGGAGCTTGAAAACGTCTGCGTGTGGGTCAAAAGCAATGGCGGCATGGGGTCATTATACCGCAGCCGCCACGAGCTCGTCTTTGTCTTTAAAAGTGGCCGCCACGGGCACCGCCCGACCGTGAAACCGGTGGCGCTGGTTGCCGACGCGCTTCTCGACTGCTCGGCCCGCGGCGACATCGTGCTCGACAGCTTTCTCGGCAGCGGCACCAGCATCATCGCCGCCGAGCGCAGTGGCCGGCGCTGCTATGGCATGGAGCTCGATCCGGCTTACGTCGACACGATTATCCGCCGCTGGCAGGCGCTGACCGGTGGAAACGCTTGTCATGCCGCGAGCAACCGCAGCTTTGATGACCTCGCTTGCGAGGCGGAGGCGGCCGATGCTGCATGATGGCGAAGGCGATTATCGCGTCGGCTACGGCAGGCCGCCTCTTGCGACGCGGTTCAAGCGCGGCCGATCCGGGAATCCGAAAGGCCGGCCCCGTGGAGCAAAAAACCTGGCGAGCCTGCTGAACGAAGCGCTCAACGAAGTTGTCGTCGTCAACGAGAATGGCGGGCGCAAGCGCATCAGCAAGCGCAAAGCCGCCTTCAAGCAGCTCGTCAACGAAGCGGCCAAGGGCAACTGGCGCGCCCTCAAGCTGCTGGTCGACATCATGCAAGACATCGAACGCCGGAGCGAACCGCAAACCGAGGAAAGCTCGTTTAGCTTGGCGGATGAAAAGGTGCTCGCGCAGCTCGATGCGCGTTTGCGTGGCGAGCTCCGATGATCGCGAACCTGACAGCCACCGAGTATGAGGCGCTGCTACGGCAGGATTTCGGCACCTTCGCCGCGCGCTGCTTCTACGAGCTCAATCCACAGATCGAGCTCGAGGTGAATTGGCATCTCCGGGTCATCGCCGCCAAGCTGGCGGCGGTGCGGCAGGGGCAGATCAGGCGATTGATCATCAATCTGCCGCCACGCCATTTGAAATCGCTGATGGCCTCGATCGCCTTTCCGGCATGGTGTCTCGGACTCGATCCGTCGGCGCAAATTCTCTGTGTCAGATATGCCGGAGAGCTCGCCGACAAGCTCGCCCGCGATTGCCGCACTATCATGCTGAGCCCGTGGTACCGGCGGATCTTTCCAACCCGTCTGGCGCCGCACCGGCAGGCCGTCCAGGAATTCCTGACCACCAGTCAAGTTGCCGGTTGGCCACCAGCAATGGCGGGGTGCTAACAGGGCGCGGCGCCGACATCATCCTGATCGACGATCCGTTGAAGCCGGAAGAGGCGCTGTCCGACGCGCAGCGGCAAGCTGCCAACGAATGGTTCAGCCACACCCTCTACAGCCGCCTCAACGATAAGCGTAAAGGTGCCATCGTGATAATAATGCAGCGATTGCACGAGGATGATCTTGTTGGCCATGTGCTGGCTCAGGAGCCGTGGGAGGTCGTGTGCTTTCCGGCAATCGCCGAAGAGGACGAAGTGCACCGGATCGAGACGATGTTCGGACCGCGAACCTTCACCCGGCGACGCGGCGAAGCGCTGCATCCCGAGCGCGAGCCGCTCGACACCCTCGACCGCATCCGCCGCACGATCGGCGAATACAACTTCGCCGGCCAGTATCAGCAATCGCCCGCCCCGTTGGGCGGCGGCCTGGTGAAGGCGGAGTGGTTCAAGCGCTACGGCGAGAAGGATCGGCCGGAGAGCTTTGAGCGCGTCGTGCAGAGCTGGGACACCGCCAACAAGGCGACAGAGCTCAGTGACTTCAGTGTCTGCACGACCTGGGGCATCACGGGCAAAAACCTCTATTTGCTAAACGTGCTGCGCAAGCGCCTCGAATACCCGGCGCTGAAACGTGCGGTCCGCGAGCAGCAGAGCCTCTTTAATGCTGACGTCGTGTTGATCGAGGACAAGGCGTCCGGTACTCAGCTGATCCAGGAGTTGATCACCGACGGTTTCCACAGTGTCACGCGCTACCAGCCGGATTGCGACAAAATCATGCGGCTCAATGCGCAGACCGGGCTGATCGAGAATGGCTTCGTCTATATTCCGCTAACGGAACGCTGGCTGGCGGAGTACCTGCACGAGCTCACAGTCTTCCCAAACGGCAAACACGACGATCAGGTCGATTCAACCGCGCAATTTCTCGATTGGTTCAAAAAACCTTACCCGAGCCAGGGGATCTTCGAACTCTACCGCATCCAGGCCGAGCAACTTCGACGGCGGACAACCTACTGGGTCCGCCTGCGGGCACCACATGATATCGGGTGCGTGCAGACTTTCTCGGGCCGGCACCTCACCGTCAGCCCGGATGGCACTGCCGAGATGTCTGCCGAGGATTCGGAGTACCTGATCTGCGCCGGCTGGACCAAGCTAGCGGAATGGTGCAGCCGCGAGGAAGCAGCGTGACGGCCCGTGAGGTTCCAAGTAGCAAGTAGCCCCGGGTTGGCGCCTTCCGAGTTGCACGCACGTGCGATGTTGGCGAACCACCGCTAGTCTGCGGCGATAACGTGCCCATTCCAGGTGCTCTGTCCGGAGCACCGAGATTGCTTCCGGCCGCGGTCATGTCTACTAACCGTGCGCACTCACCCCGGAACCGAAGGTTCGAATCCATCTCCCTCCACCAGCGAATCAGCTGCGAACCTGGAGCGCGATCAGCAGGGCATTGATCAGCCCTGGCCCGCGCCTCGTGTTATCGCGTCGCCCAGCGCTGCCTCGTCTCTGGATGAGATTATGGGCGGCGACCTCCTTGGCGTTCGGCCCCTTCTCCTCTTTGGGTATCGCCAGGTGGCTCCGATGGATGACCGAGGCGCCCACAAAGCCGGGCGATGCGCCGCGAACCCGCTTGCAGGCGGCCGCGATAGCGGCGACGATCGATTACCGAT